TTGGTTTTGACGCATAGAGAAAGCGTTAGCAGCAGCACGACGCTTGGAAACAACTTCATAGAGGTTGTCAGCAAGTTCTTCTTGGGTAACGATGTAGCCCAAACCGTATGCAACGTTGGTTAAACGTGTTACGAAACCTTGAGTCTCTGAGTCATAAGCAACTCCTTGACCTTGTGGTTTCTGAGGAGCTAGACCAAAGCCAGTAGCTTGGACGTACTCTTCATAGTTTTTGTCAGATGTGGTTGTATCGAAAAGGTCTGTGTACTCGATTGGATGTTCATTGTATGAACGACCCCACCAAGCCTTAATACCAGGCCACAGGGCCTTTGGGAACGAACCAGTAGTAATAATACCAGCCATTTTATTCTCCTAATTAAACGCCAGCAGATGGACGTAAAAGTTCTGCGTTGTTGAACATAACCATGAAGCGAACATAAGGCCCTAAAGCGTTTCCAGGGATTGGTTCGATTCCAACAATCTTCAGAACAGCAGTTGAAGAAGTAGTGGTACCAGTTAATACAGTTGCAGACAATTGATTTGCTTGTGAAGGAGCAGCTACAGTGTAGGATGCGTTCTTGTTCAAATCGGTTGTTACAAAGGTTGTGCTATCGCCTTGAATGACATAAACCTGGTCTGGGTCATCGTTTACTAGGATATAGTAATCAGCAGACTTAGAAGAAGGAATACTTGTCAATGTCAAATCAAGGTTGGTACCTTGAATAGAAGGCAAGTTAGGGTTGTTAATCAAAATGCTTGACATAACACCACGTGGGGTGTTGCCAGTTGCACATTTTGCTACCGCAGGGGTACCGTTAGCGTCGGAACCAGAAACAGTCTTTACTACATCACCGATGTAATACGCAGAGGTATCAGTCGATGGAATATAGTAAACACGTTGTTGCTGATTGTTGACACCGCTTGTACCATAAATAATCGGACTAAATCCGAATGGTGCATTAAGGTTTGCCATTTTTTAAAAAGCTCCAATAAATTGTGTTTAATTCCGTCGGATGTTGATGCCAGCGTTGTAACGCCCATCTTGACCAACGGAGCCATTAATATTTCCACTAGCAATCGCATCTTCTACTTGTTTGTTTTGGGCTTCAATGGCTTGCATATCTTCCTCGAACCATTCTTGCTTAATCTTCATCAAGTACGCATAAAGAACGTCGCCTTGCTGTGTAGTTCCTACCTTTTGTTTGATTTTGTCACTGATGTCGACGTTTGTTGGTGTTACACCAACTTCTAACTCTGTCTCACCTCTAGTAACAAACTCATATCCGCTATCTAATGCTTGTTCTACGTTCCCATCGTCATTCATCCAGCAAAGGTGATGACCAGGAATTTCAAACTTTACAGCCAAAGTTAATCTTGGAACACCAATTGAATTACGTCTTGGGCGTTGTGCCTGTGAACGAACTGTCTCGGTCTCTCGGTCACTAACAGACCGAACTTGTGTTTCAGGATTACTTTGTTTTTTGCTTACTCTTGGCATTATAATACTCCTAACTTATTTTAAGTGATTTTACTATAAATACAATGGTTATTCACCGAAATATTCTTTTAAATATTGTTCACGGGTTAATAAACCATTCTTTTCAAACTTCTGACAAGCTGCTTTAGCTTCAGGAGGCAAGTCATTAAACGCTTTACCGTTCTTAGAACTAGCTTTAGGAGCAGTAGTTCCCTCTACAGGTGATGGACGAGCACGGTTGCCGTTTGTAAACTTTTCAGGATACATACGTTTAACACGGTTTGTAACTTCGCTTAGGAAAGCATTACCAATCAAAGTAGGGTTCTGACGCTTAATAACCTCACCAATCATATCTGCTTCAGTTCTTAGTTGAGCATCATTGGTATACCACCTGTTTTCTTCGCTCCACATGACAAATTCAGGGTCAGGCGGTGGTGCAGTTTGGGTTTTTTCTACTTGACGGGCTGATTTGAGTTCATCAATAGCATCATCAATCTGAAGTACCTTTTCGCCGTCTCCAGTGCTGATAGCTTCTTTCTTTTGGTCACGAAGGTCTGCCATAGCACGTTCGTAGGCACGTTTTTCGGTCTCAGCATGAAATTTCTTGAATTCCATCATTGTGGACTTCATGTCTGATACTTCACGCTTTAGAAAGTCATTATCCTTACGCAATAGAGCATTAATCTCTTTACCCTTCTTTACAAAGGTATCTGCGTCAACCCATTTGTCTTCTGGGCCGTTATAGTCTTCTTGGGGTACCCAACCTTGGCGTTTAGCCTCTTTAAGGGTCTCCTCGTCAATTTCAGGTGTAATCTCAGATTGCACACCTGCTTCTACTTCTTGGGACGCTGAACCATCTAAGGTTTCAGGTGCTATTTGTTGTAATTCTTCACTCATTTGCTATCTCCTGATTTGGTAAGACAAACGTCTAAATCATTTAAAACACGGTATTCTATTCCGTCTTCTGATTCGTCTGGGGTAATAAGTTGACCAGCGTAACGTCCAAACTTGACGTAGTCACCGATTTTGCACCAAGGGGATTCTTGGTCGGAATAAGCAGTATTCCCAATTTCGACGACGACTCCACCGTCTTGACCAAGCTGTTCTCGCTTAGTAACATCTTTGGGAATAATAATGCCGCCTTGAGTGACTTCTTCAATTTTCGTGACCTTTACCAAGACACGGTGTCCTGTAGGTTTCCATCCGCTTGTATTCATTAAACCCCCGTAATATCTTCATAAGTCAAATCAAGAATTTGATTGATGGAGTACACCCCACCCAAAGCAAATTGATTTTCCCCATCTGTTACAAATTGTCTATTCGCCCACGCTTCTTGGGTTTCAACTTTAGCCTTCTTTAAAAAGTTAAAAAATTCCTCAGTTACGTGGTAGTTCTTCCATTCCTTGAATTCTTGTTCCGTCATTGCTTGTTTCTTCCTCTAGGTTTTTCATCATATCTATTGCCTTCAAAATCCCATCTACGTGTGCTCTTTTAGCACCTATTTGGGCCTCTAACATAGCTATTGCATGACCAGACTTGACTCCATCTGCCTGTTCAAGTTCTAGTACTGCCTTAGCTTGTAGCTCGGTAATCTTGGCTTGGGTCAACTCAACTTCTGCCATGAGTTTTGCCATTCCAAGTTTAAATTTCATTTGATGATTCATCTGACGCTCATCGTTCTTCATCTTCTCTATCTGCATCTTCTCAGATGGGCCTGGCTTGATAGCGTTCGGGCCTTTAGGGTCAGGAAGGATTTGGTCAATACCATTAACTTTGAGTGCGTCTAAATAACGTTTTTGGACTTCATACATATTGAAGCCACCAGAGGATTGGGCTAACTGTAATACGGCTTGTGCTTGCATTTGACGTTGACTATCTGAAACAACGTTAGGGTCAGCAGCAGGTTTTACTAACTTCATGTCCATAGCATAGTCGTCAGGCAGTACAAACTGTAGCTCGTTGTTGTACTCAAACTCTACTGGCTCACTTGGCAGGTAGAGTTGGTTTAGACGGTATAGCTTTTGGAATTCTTCTTTCATGGCTCTCCAAGTACGCTTGTAGATACCATTAAATACTTTCATACCTTGCTCGACTACGTTACGGCTAGTCTCAGCAGGAGTGTTTTGACCAGGGCTTACGCCTGTCATCATATCGGTTGCACCTGCAATACGCTCACCATAGTTGATGAGGAGTTGTAGCAGTTGGAATGAGACGGCATTAGGCTCACGGATTGGTAATGGGAAGATGTTGGCACGAAGGTCATCGCCTGTACTGTCTACCCGTTTCCACTCGTGTGGCTTGAATGAATAGTCGCCACCTTTAATCTTTACTCCACGACCTAAAAATCCACCACCAGTAACGCTCATCGTACCAGCATCAATTAACTGGTTAACAATGGTATTTACCGAATCATTAGTAGGCCCGAGCAATACGCCAAAACCAAGGTCATAGAATCCACCGTCTGGGCTAGGTACAAAGCCATACTTTGTGAAGTACTGTTCAGGCTTAATACGGATGATTTCGCCATTGTGATACTCAATTGAGTCTTCAAAGTATCGGGCAACAATACGATAGATTTTGCTTGTATCTCTACGGATGTAGGCGATGTACGGCTCTTTGTATCCATCTTCATCAAAGTCATGCCAAAAGTGAGTTTCAAAAAATTCGTATGGTGCATCTGGGTCACCAGTTGGCATACGAACGCCTTGTGCATCTTCCATAGCATTAGTCAGCATAGACTGATTTGGGGTGCTAGGAGGTGGTTGGTCGTCGTACTCACAAAACAATCCACGAACTTGACGCTCGTGTAGGTCATTGGACGACAGTAGAATGCGTTGAGAGACTCGTGGAGACTCTGCAATAGATTTGGTGTAGTAATTGACTATGAAATCATTAGGTAATACGAGTTCAGATACGTTGTGACCTTTTACTGGGTCAAAATAAGATTTCTTGATTGCAGTACCAGCAATAGCTTGAACCAATAGTGTTCTGTCGGTGTTCTCTTCCCAGCCTTCATCTTCTTCCATAACTTGATAGGTCATGTGGCGGGAAATACGTTCTGCACGTTTGTGCATTTCACCGTCGTCGTCTTTGCCGTAAACCTTACATTTGACTACATCGTTATTAGAAATAAGGGCAGGGTAGGCACGGCTATGATATTGCATTGCAGCAATAGTAATCAATGGGAACTTTACATTTGAGGCACCAGGCCAAGGAAATGTTTTACGCTCAACAACTTGAAGGGCTAATTTACTAGCTTTCTCATTACGCTCTTCCCATTCAATACGGGAGTTAAGGTCTAACGTAATGTCGTTCATTAGGTTTTGACCTAGTGAAGACAATGCGTCATCGTCCATCATGTCAGCAATATTGGGCGAGCGTAGGAGTTCTTCTATTTTCATTGTTTACCTTTTAAGGGAAAATACCATAGCATTGTATCAGAGTCAATAGCGACATAGTATATACGTTAGTATCCAGTGTAGATACTTTGCCCCTCAAATAATGTATTACCAAACTCTTGCTCATAGAGTTCATCGTCTAGTTCTTCTAAGGTTGGGGCAGATACCACTTTATCAAGGGCTAGTCCTACATAGGCTAGTGCGTCTACTTGGTCATCGTGTTGCCCCCTAGGGAATACTAGCATCTCGTCTACCAGGCTAGGGTACCAGTTCTTTTCTTTATCAAAACGTACTCCACCAGCCCTCATTCGTGCTTGGAGTGGTTTGGCACGTTGTTCTTTGTCTACTTTAGGGGTGACTGCGTGTAGATTGATGTATTGACCCCTTTTAACCATTTCGGCATTTAGGAACGCATCGAGCGTATGTTTAATCTGCCCTTTCTCAGCGATGAACAGGTTAGGAGAATATTTCTCTTGAACCCAGAACATATTTTCGATGATTTCAAAGCCATCCC